TCTAGTTTGCCTTTCTTCTGGCGTATCTTTTCTGAGACCATACCCTCTAAACTCAATAAGTACTTTGTTTGGCCCAAGAGGTGTGACGCTGTCGCTTCTATAAGCGCTACCGCGTAAATTAAAATTAAATCCAGGGAATAAATCAACCATATACCATTGATTTGGTGGGAGGTTAGGGAAACTAAGCTCGCCTCTATCCTCAAACCCATCATACTCTTCGTAGTTGACTGTAAATGAACTAACATTAACGTGGCCATTATCGAATGGTATATTTTTTCTGGCAAAGTATTCATCGTTGAATCCTGACACACGATTAAAATAATGCATAAAGTCATGATAGAATTCGCTGTTTGTATCATGCCATAATTTATAATTAGTATCTATAACTGCTTTATGGTAATGAAAAACTTCCATCTCTTCGGTGTCAATAGCATCAGCAATACAATCAAATGCACCCGCTGTCCATTCATCAACTGATTGTGTAGGATTGGGATCAAGTGTTACCCATACCATACCACCATGTTTGACTTCACAGTGTAGCTTTTTACCACAACCTCTATCAATAGAGACTTGATTGCCAGCAGGTGATTGCATTTGTAAATTATATGCTGCCTTAATACCGTCACCAGTATTCCATGCAATTACATTTTGACCTGCAATTTGTGTAGTACGATAGTCATCTTTATTATACATCTCACTGATGTGGCACATAGGAACCCACACCTTTGAAAAGATTTCTTCTTGTTCACGTAGATAAATGCTATGATCATTATAGCATTCACTGCTAATGTATTCTACCTTTGGCGTCTTAGTCCAATTACTATGATTACGTGGTGGCATAATTTCTCCTTAAAAATAAGTTGCAGGATTCTGTTTCGAGGCTCCTGCGGGCCCAGAGATTATGCCGCTAGGCGCATCTCAGGAGCAAAGTTATCGTTTGCATTTACTTTTTTGATTCTCCACTGCCTTCTCGTATCTGTCGATCCTATTTCGCCCCCATCATAATGAGTCTCGCGTGATATATTGAGTAGTTATTGATGCAAATATATTCTACACATTTTTGTCTAAACTGCCACAATAATACTTCATCCATTATAAGACTCCTTATGGTGGAGGCGGTGGGTACTGCCCCCACGTCCAGCCTACATCCATCCAGCTTCACTGAATCATCTATATTTATACTTATATTATAACACATATTTTAGCGCTTGTACATATAAATAATAACGAGAGTGAGTTTTATTCTAAAATTGAATTACATCTATCTAACCAAAACAAAGGTAGATCAAGATGGCAGTAGCAGAGATACTGGCTGGAATCTCGCTTGTAAAGGCGAGCGTTGATTTCATAAAATCAAATATCGATACCGCAAAAGATGTAGGTGAAATAGCTGGCGCAATTGATGGACTATTTCGCGGAAATGAAGATGTGCAAAAAGACAGGAATAAAAAGTCAAAGCCTGGACTTGCAGATCAATTTGGAATAAATAGCGTAGCACAAGAAATGATTGACGCTAAGTTAGTTGAAGAAAAAATGCAAGAGATGAGAACTCTAGTAGATCTTCGATTCGGCCCGGGAACTTGGCAAAGTATTATTGATGAAAGAATTAAAAGAATTGCAGAAGCAAAAGAAGCTGCAAAACAGGCTGCAATTAAAAAGCGTAGAGAAGATGCAGAGTTTTGGGAACAGGTTAAGACGTTTATGATTATTGCTGGATGTGTAATTATGGGTGGCGGAGCTCTTATTGCCGCAATGTATGCAGCGTGATATATCTTTTCTTAATAATCATGACTTATCTAATAGGACTAGTATTTTATGGTGCAATTGCCTATGACAAAGTAGAAAATTTCTATGTTCCTTATGAAGAAACAGATATTGAAAGAAAAACAAAATTAAATAAAGAAAGATATATCCATTGTTATTCGCGATTATTATTCAAATAGGTGCTACAATTCACACGTTTGATAATCTAACTTATTCAGATCTACAGACGTGCGAATATCACAAAGCAAAAATAGAATGGCTTTTAATGTATAAGTGGAAACCTACTACTGTGACGTGTCATGAACATGCAACTGAATAAGAGCGTAATGAAGAACTTTCATAAGATCCTTACGTGCGTCTTCATTACTACCTTTCTTACCGTAACGTTGCGCATACTTTAACACATTGCCAATACAAAAGCCTGTTCCATGGCCACCATCGATAATAAACTCCGTGGCTTGGAACTTGTCTTTTGAGTAATGTGAATTATATGTTGAATCAATATACTTTTGAAATTCAGTAATAAGATTCTTTTCATCAAATTTATAATCTATCTGCGCCATGGCAAAACTCCATAATCATTGGAAAAATAGGTTTCAATGCAAGTGCACATTGCTGTGCTATTTCGATGTGCTCTTTTTGCGTGCCATTTCCAGAGCGTAAGTCGATGTAATGGACCCAGGACCTAATGGTTCCGTTGACATATAGTCGAGAGTCTGTAATACCTTCTGGTAGAACTGAACGAGCTTGTTCTTTAGCAATGCCACTTTCAATAGCCCATTCGTAGGCTTTCTTTGCTTCATTTATAACTCCTGCTTGTTTTTGTAACCAATTAAGTTCTAAATCAACTCTCTGATCACTATCCATCATATCAGATAATTCAATACTATTTTGTCTATTTTTTGTATCTTGCAGTCTTGCTTCTCGCATATGAAAATTTAAATCCTTAGTAGGATCTGCATATCTTTGAGAAAACTCTTGAAAAGAAAATGATCTATGTCGTAGTAGTTGTCTTGCAATATCACGCGTTGTAGTTACTTCCAAGCAAGCGCTAACCATTTCAAATGGTGACCAGTGTTTTTCTCGGATGAGATATCGTAATAGTCTTTCTGACGTTTCGGTGTTGTCTTGGTTGGATGGATTCGAGACACGGGCCGTATAGGCAATGATGTCTTGGAGACTTTCATTTTTTTCCCCTTGTGAATAACTAATTAGTTTTACATTCATGGATTCAGAATTCCTAATACATAATTTTCTGCAGCATTTTCTGCATAGATCTCACTATGTTCGTACAGCGGTCTGCTTTCAATAAGCTTTTCATCTTTGTACATATCAACGTAAAATCCCATTTCATTAAGCATAACGTGCGCCATTCTATTAGAATAATTTTCATCACCCCAAAAGGTACTTACTGTTGGTCCTTTATATCTCATAGCTTAAAATCCTTAAACCTTTGTCCTGTTTCTGTGTTATCAAAAACTGGAGTATCGTCTGTTAATGTTTGTTCTTGTATATCGACGTCATATAATCTCATCTTAGATCGATCTACACCAATAACAAATCTTTTATGTTGTGTTGGATCATTATATCTATTCTTCAGTTGCTTGACCATCATTTGCCCAAGCTGCTCAAGTTCTTCAGTCGCGATAAGAGCGAACATAAGATCCGCCGTAGCTGGTAGGCCGAAAGACTCAGATGTATCTTCCAAACCGACATCCGAATTACCAAAGCCAGACCGAGTCGTTTGAGTCGCCGAGAAAATCGGTACATTAAACTCCACCGCCAATCCTCTAAGTTCCTCAGCAATCGCCTTAATGTATGTATAAGAATTGATCGATCCTCCCATAGCTTTCATTCTTGATGATGCACAGATATTAAGATAATCAATAAAAATAATATCTGGTTCGAACTGACGTTTAAGCTTCAGTTCATTTAACAAAGCACGAAAATGACCAGCATGAGCAGATCCAGTAGGATATTCTTTTACAATCAATTTACCTGCTGTCTTACGAGCAATGTCTTCAACTTTGTTTTTAAACATTTCGCGTGACATATTAGACAACTGATCGATCGGTGTATTGAGAAGATTAGCATCGATACGTTCTGCAATTCTTTCTTCTGCCATTTCCATAGTTATGTATAAGACATTTCTGCCTTCTACCAAAGCACCAGCAGCAACATGACACATGAATAGAGACTTGCCAACGCCAGTACCTGCAAGGGCAATGTTAAGTGTTTTACGCGGTACACCACCCTTTGTAATACGATTAAGATAATCGAGATCAAACGGGATACGATCTTCTTCGGTATGATAGAAGTCAAAACGTTCTTCATAGTTTTCAACATAATCGTGACCCACATTTGTATCGAATGCAACACCGAGAGCTTGACTAAGAAGATCTGGTAATGCACCCTTTGTCATTGTTTCATGTTTGCCATCAATAATAGAAATCGATTCCATAATAGCATTATATATGGCTCTATCTTGACACCACTTTTCTGTAGTGTCAAGTAACCATTGATTGTCAATCTGTTCACCGGTAAACAGTTGTGGCAGAATATCAACTGCCATTGTATACTGTTCGCCGGTTAGTTTATCAGTTTGATCAAGTTCAATTTTAAAAGATTCAGCAGTTGGCAGTTTATTGTATTTACCAACATACTTACCAGCTTCTTTAAATAATATACGATAAACACCTTCGAAATAATCCGGCTTGATGAAAGGTAATACCTTACGCATATAGTTTTCATCAGTTAAAAGATTTCGTAAGATCGTCTGTTCAAGATTTGCTTGCAAGTTTACCTTCTTCTCTCATTTGCGCTCTAATATTGGTGGCAGAAATACTTGTAATCTCTTCACCAAATTGATGCTCTGTAAATGTATAACCAACACCGCGACCATAACTAATGTCAACAATGTTTGGTAATACTATTATAACAAAGTCTTCATCAAAAGTAAACCCTTCTTTTGCTAAACCATCAATAATATTTTGTTTTACCGTCTCAAGATCAAATGGATTATCGTCTTGCCCAGGTACACGGGAGTTTGCTTCCCGTTTCTCTGGAACCTGTCGAATCATAATAGCAACTTGACCGGTCATAGCATGACATCGTTTAAATAGTTCTGAATGACCATCATGCCATGGCTGCCAACGACCAAGCATTTGAACTGTAGGATTTAATGGATTAAATTTCATTATTCTCCGCCTGTAACGAATACCCACTGAACCCCTGTTTCAGGAGAATCACCAACCTTTGAATTGCCAGCTTTCGACCAATCAACTTGAGCAATTGTTTTAATTTGATTATTAATTTTGGACCAGCTTTCAACATCTTCGGTTGTTTGAGTAGAATAAACATATTGTGTAGTCGGCTTATCATTATGATCAATGTATTGATGCATACCATAACCTAATAATCCTAATATAATTGCTGCTTCCATTACTTATTCCTTTCCATATAATTTTTAATAATTGGTAATAATTGTGCATGAGTATCTTCAAACCAATCTGCAACATGGTAATTACAATCTGCAGGCTTCTCAAACATCTTATCAGTTTGCTCGAATGTACTACCTTCAGCTGCTGGTCCATTTACAGATTTGCTTTTATTTACAGTATCCATCCAAATTACATAGTCAGCTTCAAAAGCTTTACGTGCTTTTTCTGTTGGTGCTACAAAGTCAGTTACAGCCACTTTACCTGCCATTACCGCGCCGTCTGAAAGATACCTCATACGTTGTGCTTGACGAATACGACCTTCAGGTGTAAAGTCCCAATCATCGTATTTTGTTCTTACTTGATCAGCATTGATCCATACTGCACCAAGTAATTCAGCTAATGGTTTTGCAAGTGTAGTCTTACCGCTACCAGGCAATCCACAAATTAAAATCTTCATTCTCTTTCTTTCATTACTGCACTACCTGTTTCAATAGCTTCTCGTAAAATTTCTTGCAAAACATCTCCAGCCCATAATTGTAAGTCAACATTCTCAGACGTAAGTTCAGTATCAGGCGATGATTCAACAAAGAAGTTAAAAGACATATTGCCTTGAGCTTCTTCATTGACACTAATAGATCCAAATTGAATTACAGTTTCAGCAAACGGACCTTCGAGAAAACGAACTAGCCAATGCTGATCGCCGTCTCCTCCAGGTACTAGCACATAAGTTTCGTTTTCCTTATGCGGAATCGGCGAGTACAAGGACATTATCTCTCGTTCCTCCAATGGCAAATTTGGATTGAATATAATCCTTGAAATCGGTTTCTGCAAAGATTGGTTCCCAAAATCCGGCTTCCAATGTATCTTTTTCTCTACATTTCGGATCGACGAGTTCTCCAGTATCTCTATCAACACGACAGTACCAACCGTTACTAGGCTTAGCAACGTAATTGCCGCCAAGAGCGACGTCGAGAAGGCCGCTATAAGACTGAACGCCGCCATCCCAAGACACGCTAATAGGTATTTTAGACTTTTCTTTGACATACCTAGATTTCTCCACGTTAATAACAAAGTGGTAGCCTTTAATTTCTGTACCAACTTTGTCCTGCTGACGACCTAAGATCCAGATATTATCAGCAGAGTAATAGATTCCAGTACCACCAGAGACTACAGCTTTAGGGAATAGACCAATCTCCATGTACGTATGATTAACAGCAATCAAAGGAATATCGCGCATATTTAGATAAGGCGTTGTCATACGGAATAAACCCTTAAGAGCTTTAGCACGTGACATATCAGCAACAGATTTTTCATTAATAGCATCTTCTAATTCTTTTTTAGATGCTACGTTGCCAACTGAGTCAATCATAATTATGACTTTGTCTTTACGTTCAATATTTTCCAACTGACCGATCAAATCAAATTTTAGTTCTTCAATGTTTTTAATTGGAGTATGAAGAACTCTTGTCGTGTCAATTTCATATTGTTCAAAATAAGCTTGAGGTGAACCAAACTCTGAATCATAAAATAAGAGTACAGCATCTTTATGTTTTTTGAGATAAGCTGCTGCCATAATAAGACCGAACGAAGTCTTAAAGTGTTTTGATGGACCTGCAAGTACAGTAAGACCGGGCGCTAGACCACCATCGACAGAACCAGATAGTGCCACATTGATCATAGGAACACTGGTGGCAACCATATCTTTTTCTGTAAAAAATTTTGAATCGGCAAGAATAGAAGTTTCTTTGATCTTACTATTCTTCTGAAGTTTATCCATAATACTCATATATTTCTCCTTGTAATAACTATATTATAACACATTCTACTAGGAATGTAAATAGTCTTTTACGTCAATAGTCGATTTAAATCCAAGTTCTTGAATGTGCGTAACATCTGCTGTATTATCTTGTGCCTCACAATCATCACCATATTTAATATCAACACCTGGATTTCTAATAATTGCAAGTTCATATACCATATAACCTGTACCTGTACCAATATCGTATGCCGGCCGAAGGGCTGCATCAATCAAACCTGGATCTGTAATCTTCAACATAATACGATCAATAGCTTGAATCACATCATCAATGTGAATAAAATCACGAATATGTTTTGTAGCGTATCTAAGACTACCGTCTTTAATTTTATCCATAAACATACCACGCCCAGCACCGCGACCACCATAAACTGTAGTAAATCTTAATCCTACTTGACCGGGAAATGCAGTCTCTTCATTAACTTTCTTACTAATACCATATGGCGATTGATGCCACGCATGAATACAAGAAGAGGAGGCATAGAGAAGAGGTACGTTTGCTTCATGACACATACGCTGAATACGAGTTGTTGGTGTTACGTTATTATGCCAATATGCATCTGGGTCTTCGATAGAACGTCGTACATCTGCATCAGCCGCAAGATGAATAACAAACTCGGCTCCTTCTAATTCAAAGTTATGAATGTTTCTACTTTCGTTTTTACGATCCCATTCAATAATCGTATGACCATCGCTTTCAAGTTTTTCTTTTAAATGACCGCCAATAAAGCCGCTCGATCCTGTAATTGCAATTTTCATTTGTTTTCCTTTAGAAATTTTTCTGCTGTTACCATTGAAGAGTTAATTGCCTGATGCATATCTACGTAGACATACTGACCACATCTACCAATAAATGTCATATTCTCTTCTACAATGTTTTTATACTTTTCGTAAATTTTTCTGTTTTCGCCATCAACATCTTTGACAGGATAATATCTTTCCATATTATTATCTTGGTAATCACATGGCTCTTCATAAGTAAGAGTGGTATATTTATCAGTGTCTCCGTGACACGGCAAATTTTTCCATTCAGTCACTCGAGTATATGGCCCATCATGAGTAAAATTAACAGTGCCTGTAGGCAATACCTTTTTCATAGGTAACGTCACATCATGGAATTTAATAGAACGATATGGCAATTCTCCGTATCTAAATTTAAAGTATTCATCAATGGGCATGCTATTAAAACAATGTGAATAGTCATCGTAAACTTTGTGTCTATCAGCCCATGAAGTATTAAGCATGACTTCAATGTTTTCATGATCGAGCATGTTCTTAATCAAATCTGTGTAACCGTTTTTTGGCAAACATTGATACTCATCATTTGGAAAATAGTATTCATTATCATCGTCTCGAACTGGTACTCTTTTTAGAATACTTGGATCTAGTTCTTCGATTGTTTTACCCCACATTTTGTAGGTATACGGTCTGAAAAATATATCTATAACATTTTCTTCGCCAACAATTTCTTTTGTTTCTTTATTAACAGGCAAAGTAACGTATTGACCGTCACTTAATTGCGCTTTGACTTTATGTTTGTAATCTACCCATTCAGTAAATTGACTTACAAAATCATATACTTTCTTATTGTTAGTATGAAACAAATGTGGTCCATATTTGTGTATACGGATTCCATATTCATTCTCATAATCATAGGCATTGCCGGCAATATGATCTCTTTTATCTATCACAACCGCTTTATGACCTGCGTCTGCAAGCATTCGCGCAATTGTAGCACCAGCAAATCCAGCACCAACTATTAAGCATTTCATAATACTCTCCCTAGTTCTTCTTGAGTTACGCTCTTATCGAGCGGGTGAGTAGTATATATGGCTTCTTTTTGGGCGGCTGCCACGTCTTCAAGTTGTTTATCTGACATCATAATTACATCAGATGCTTTCAAAGAAGCAAGGTCATCATCGTCATAATAGAGTACCATTTCTTTCCAATCACCAATAAGGATCGATCCACTGTCTGCAACCTGTAGAGGTCTTGCTCTCCACCAACCAGATCCCGCATGGAAATAACCTGGCATAAGGATACCCCATTGTTGACCATAGATATTAACCATTTCTGGTTCGATTACCCGATCCTGACCATCTTTACGTGAACCGTATTTCTTAAGTGGCCAATCACCAATGTTCTGTGCTTTCAACCACTTCTTTGTTTTGTCTTGAATCAGACCAGCAAAGTTAAATACTTTTTGCTTTTCTTCGAAGAGTGAATTAAAATTAGAGGAAAGATTGATATGATATGGATTTGGATTAAAAGAGAACATAAGTTCCTTCGGATAGTCAATTAACAAATTAAGATTACCACCAGCAAAAGCACTAATCAACATTTTGTTTTTCTTCGATTTTACTATCTCAATACCACTTAGCAATTGCTTTTGATAATCTTCAATATTATCTGGTACATGCTTATGACCATCTTTGACATATGGTCTAAAGAGTTTCTCAGGATCTTCGAGTGCAGTCAAACCTTTGTAGATACTATCTGTTTGCCAATCATCAAAAGCAAGAATACATTCCGGATATTCATTGATTAGCCACAACCCATTATAGACAAATCCTGCAAAACCGGATGGGTTATGGATGTAACAAATGATTCTATCATATTCAGATAGATCTTCACCAATCGTGACAATACGTTGTTCTACTGTATGACCCATGTCTCGTAGACATGCAATCAAAGAAAGGTGAGATGGCATAACCTTCAGTTGAGAAGTTTTGTAAAAGTTCTCAGTACACTGTTGCTTATTCATGCCAGTAATCAATATTTTCATAATATAGTGTTCTCCTGATTTATAAGTATATTATAAACTAAACGAAGTAAAAAGTAAACAGTTATTTTGCATAATATTATTACTAATTACCATGTAGTTCTGAAATATTATATCTCAGTTTTAAACTACATGGTAATTATGTTTTAGCATTTATACGTAGTCTGAGCCAGACGTACGCGGGCAAGCTAAGGTGTATAGTTATTCATCCTATGCACCCAGCTGCATGTCTGGGAATATGCTTATTTCTTTAAATCATATATCCGTTGTTCTTCTGGGCTAGTTGCATACGCTGTATATGCCATATCAGTTTCAAGTGTTTTGATTCTATTTTTAAGTTCTTCAATTTCTTTTGTAAGCCTCATATTGGTGTATTCTGTATTGACACCAATACCTTCTTCACGCAAACGACGTTTCATGTAATCTTCATGACGTTCTTGAATCTGTGACATTTATAAACTCCCAATTTATTTTTGCTTGATCGAACATACCTGCGGTTGTCTTCCAAGATTCTATCCACTTAGGCGGAATATTCTGTTCTTTCATGACAACTCTTTTAATGCCGACCTGTATTACACCCTTTGCGCAGTCAGAACAGACTGGCAAGCCAGTTACATATAGTGTGGCGCCATCTAAAGAAACACCGTTATATGTAGCATTATATATGACATTCATTTCTGCATGAACGACATACTTATATTTAGTCTCACGATCTTCATAATATTCTACTCTATCCTCAACTCCACGTGGAAAGCCGTTGTAACCTTGAGCCAATACTTGCCCTTTGGTTCCAACAGCAATTGCGCCGATTTGAGTTGAAGGATCTTTTGACCAAGAAGCAATGTTCTCGGCTAATTGAAGATATCTAATATCCCATTTACTTGACAAGATTAAAATGCCTTTCGTAAACGTGGAGGTTTTGTACTTGCCAAGTAATAAATCCTGGTTGAATACCAAGATCTTTGGCAAGTGTAGTTAAAACATATTGCTGCCAAGCATAGTCATTTTTGTATCCATACACGACATCGTTTGACCGCATTTGGACCACTGACTGTAGTTCATCATTGCGAATATAATAAGTGACAGCATTAGTGCATATAAAATCACTTTTACCATTTTCATTATACTCTGTCCATATAGATGGCCTTTGATATATCATTGATGCTCTACGAGAATCAGGGTTTTCAAGTAATTCTGTTAGCACATTATCGTACTGCCTATAATATATATCACTGAAAATCAAATAACCGTAATTAGAATTTATGTTCCCATGATTGTCAGCAGCGTATTGCCATGCTTCAGGAGGAGCAGTCCCCCTGTCATAAATATCGTGAATGTTAGTAGAAGCAGAAATATACCAATCAATTTCTCGATTAATGTATTCTTGGTTTGGAGTTCCAAAGATTGCGGGTTCGTCTGCGATAAATGAAGCGCCAAGTAGTTCGATCGTATTTTGACCGGTTTTGTCTGTTGTAAAGGCTCCGTCATTTAATTCTCCAATAAAATGTTTTCTAATATCATTCACTGTTTGCATTTGCATTTGCCACTCTTCCTCTTAGATCGCTTGATGAAAACCTGTGATCTCTCTTATTGAAATATAATTCAATGCCACGATTACGACATTCATCTTTACCGGTAAAATCTTTTTGCCTGTATTCTTCACCGAGTATCCGTACATCAATTGGATACATGTTTATTATATCAAGTAAATCAGCTTCTGTACAATAAATAAGTACTTCATCAACATATTTTACCGCAGAAAGTTGTGCCTGTCTTTCTACTATGGTTTGAACTGGCGCATTCTTTTCAGCGCGATCTAAAGTTGGATCTACTTGAAGTGCGCAAATAAGATAATCACATTGAGCCTTTGCTTCACGAAGCATAGTAATATGACCAGCATGAAGTAAATCAAATGTTGATGCAGTAAATCCTACTTTCAATGTGTTCTCCGTCCATCAAATACACAAACAAAGTAACATCCGTACGGGCCTGCATGCACGCGATGGAATACACCATCTTCAATAAGAACTACATCACCGACTTTAACATTAACAGTTTTGTCATCCAGTTCCATTTTACCAGAACCTTTGACAAAGTAATACACTTCTTCTTGGCCAGCATGGCTATGACCTGAAGTACTTTTCTTTGGCTTAAGCTTAGTGCTACTTACAACAAGATTATTAAGTAACTTATTATCTTTTACAATGTAGCGGTCATCTTCTTTAACAACCTCGCCACCAATATCATCAATCGCTAGTTTCATCAAGAGTTACCTCAAATTTTGCTGGTCGGTTTAACATATCACGAGTACCATCTTGACCTTCAATACCTTGATTCATATAAGCAGCAAAGAAAGAAGCATAGTTAGCAAGATCGACACATGAATCTTCGAGTGATTCAAAGTTTTGTTCATAGTCAGGATCATGTTCCATAGCTTCGAGTACAGACTGCATACGAAGAACTTTAGCATACATTGTATCAAGAAGAGTAGCACAACCGCGTGGATAGTAATCAGCTTGCTTTACACGTGAATTTGGATTTTGATAGTCATTAGATTTTTTGACTTGTATTTCAGCACAGCGCTGAAGAAATTTAAGAGATTCTTTCATTTATTACTCCATTTTATAGATCTATTATATACTATTTTTCCATAAAAGTAAATAGTTTTTTTACATATTTTTGTATACGTATTCGAGAGCACGATCTGCTTCTTTATCGAGTGGACGATTCTTATACCAATTACCAGTTTCCATATCAAGCTCTTGACACATCTTAGCAATTTCATTTGATGTAATAGGATATTTACGTTTTACCGCATTACCAGCAACTGCAACCATAATTTGATACATCTTATGATACCAACCAGTATTATTTATGAGTCTGTATTCCGCTTCGAGTTTACGAGGGAAGAAGGGACAGTCACGATAGGACGTCCACACCACGTGAGTGTTATCCATTTGTCCTTTTCTATGTTCAATGATTTGTTTTTGTAATCCATCTGGGAGTCTGTCGAAGAAGTTATTGAGGTTGGCTTTTTCGGCATATGGATGTTTCCTCATAAGATCTGTAGGATCAAGTGGGTCGCCATCATGACTGAAAATAAAGTTGAAAGCGCCAGAATATTTCGCAGGGATGTAGTACATGCGTGATAAGTCTTTAGTTTGGATGTCACCCAGTTCTCCGAGTTCTGTGTTAAGAGAATGCCAGAAATGTCTGATTCTGTCACTTCCAAGTCGTTCTCGCAAAGGGAACACCATTCTGAACTTAGGCGAATCCAGTGTACTGCTAGCAGTGCTATAGCAGACGAAGCGATAACTAGAAAAACGATTACATAAGTCATCTTGCAAATCTCCGTTAGGTTTGTATTCATCAACATCTACGCAACACCAGCCTGCCCAATCGATAACATTTGCATTTGCTCGAGTGGTGTCAGGCTGGTAAGTTGCTGGAGATATGAGTACAGCATCTTTCTTAGATTTTTTTTCTATCTCAGATAATTTATAAAGAAACTTTTCGAACGCATCAAAATTATCAAGGTCTAAACCTTTATCAGTTTTATTATCAAATATTGAATTAAATACTGTTAGTGAGATATCCATAGTTTCCGCCGTGCTCTGGACCTTTCCAACCTTCAGGCTTGATGAGATCTGGTAGTCCGAGTGGGTTAGGACGTGACTCTTTAACTCCTGGTTCTTTAGACATATTTGCATTATGTATCTCATCCCATGCTTTGTAAGCATCAATTCCAAACGCATCTAGTGTGCCAATAGCGACAACACATAAATCAATTAAACCGTCAACGATTTCTTCAGGATCTTTTTCATTAACAGCTTTAGCAGTTTCACTTAATTCTTCTTGTAAGAATTTAATTCTAAACTCAAGAAACTTCTGTAGTTTTTCTTTGTCGCCCGCTACGAGCTGTTCTGACATCCACGTGTGTACACCGAATTTACGATGCATATCATTAATATCTTGTACCCAATTTTCTGACATTTATATCTCCATTTTTATAATTATAACACATATTATAGTGAATGTACACTACTTTATCCAAAAAAAGCTTCCAACGTTGCTTGCTCTTCTGCATTCCAACCAACCGCATTAAGGATTATTTTTAGAGGATCAAGAAAAGTTTTCTCGAATTGTTTATCGTAATCGATATATTGATCTAATTTGAATTCTCGTGGTAGACCTACAACTGGAAAAGATACAACGTTCTCTTTGA